GCCCTTGGTTACTACATGCAAGTAAACGTACTTTACAAACTTCTTTGCTGGGGCACTCCGCATGTCATGCCACTTGCTTTTATAAACTGAAGTAGGGGGCTCTGCGTCTGTTATACCAGGTATCGGAAACCCACCTGTTACAACGTACCCAGCAGCTCTTTTGCGGGTAATAACAAACAGCCCTGTTTCATATTGACTAGCACCGAAGCTGTGTCCAGTGTTGTGTCCAAATATAAGCTCACCGTTTTGGTCAGTAGCAATGCAACCTACTGGAAACCCAGTCCTAATACTCCAAGCATCTTTGTCCATGTGATAAACAATGCCTAGCGACGGCTTTTCCTCACCGTCTACAGGAACATAGCAATGCCACTCTCGCCATTTTGGAGAGTAAGCAGCAGTTGCTCTTGCAACGGTAGCGTTGTTGATTCTGTTAATGGTTTTTACTAAGCCAGTGGAAACCTTATCAACACTAATTGTAGAGCCGCCATCTAAGCCTCCACTGATTCTGTATATGCCATCGTTTCCTAAGAAAAGAACGCCAACCCCTGGGACTGTAGTAGCGGTAGCTGCGGCTTTTGTTCCAACACCAGACAAGAAAGGTGAAATTTCAAACCCGTTAACAGAGTCTCCGCGAATCATTTCAATGGAGTTTTCTCTAAAAACAAGAAGTTGGTTGTAATACGGGAACAACCCAGTGATGTCTCCACCCTCTCTTACTCCAACCTCAAAATAAGCGTTAGAAGAAAACGAATCAGGGCTTAGTGGGTTTGAATAGAAGATTCGAGTTGAGTTTGATTGGCCGCCATCAATAAACAAAACACCTTTAAAGGTTGTTGAGAACCGAGTAGAAACAGCCGGAAACAAAATGCTTTTCGTCACATCTGGTGCAGCACTTACCAGAAACTGGTCTGGAGTGTAGTCCACATAGACCGTGTCTAAGTTGTTGTTTATCTGGGCTACAAAATAGTAAGTTTCGGTTTGGTCTGTAGTAGCGCCGCCCCCTAAGTTTTTTGTTCTATAAAGCCTTCGAGCTACTGTACCAGAGGGCCCAACTGGTACATCAGAAAGATAAACACCCTGTCTTCTGTTTTGATACTCATCTGGAGTGCCGGTGTCGTTTAGAGTTGTCCATATTGTGAGCTCAGAACCAGGAGACAAGGGGCTTTCAGATCCCGTTTCGTTTACCCAGGAAACCTTCCACTTGTAAGCATTCTTGGCATCGTTTGTAGTAGAGCCAAGACCAAGATTTTGAACAAAGCCTTCTGGAAGATAGTTGCTGGTTGTAGCGGATGAAACTGGCTCACTAATAACAAGGCTTTGTTGATTGCCTAAATCAGTATTTTCAACATCAACACGCCAGGGCGTTACCGGGCCTGGAATGCTTTGCCATCCAAGAGGAGTAAGCCTGTCTCCATCAAATTTGGCGGGCTCATCATGCCCGTTTGTAATTATTAAAAATCTACCAAATGGAGAAAAGACAGTTGCTGGCTCACTGCTAGTAGGAGTGGTTCTCCCAGTGCGAATAACCTGTAATCTACCACCATAGGTTCCGTTTCCAACAGTGTGCCACAAGGTAGATGAAGCACCCATGCTAGTAGTTTTGCCTTCAAACAAATGGTATGTCTTTGCACCGTTGTGAGTGTTCCAGATATACAGGCTTTCAATGCGCTTTTCTTGAAAAAAAGGACCGTAACTAGCTTCATTTCCAAAGAACTTTTCATACCCAATACGGTTGTCCCAACCTCCAGTAGACGGGTCTACAGTGAAGTTTTCAATGTTGGTTGCAGAACCATCTACTTGAGGACGAAGCTCGTCAATGCCAACAAGACTAGGCGCATTGAAGGTATTGGTGGTTTTCATAGAAAACTATCCCCGGTGAGTCAGTGACGTAGAGGTCTGATACTTGAGCGTGGTCTCTCGGTATCCTTGCTTAATCCAATAACCTGCGCCTTCAGACAAGTAGAGGTTTTGGATTCTCACCAGCTCAGTGTCTGCTTTGCGGCGATACAACTCAGAATGCTGCAGGTTGTCATGCTTTACGAAAAGCTCCTGACAGGCCCTGTAGACGAGGTAGCGGTGGTGGTCAGGGGGAAACTCGGGAACGTCCGTATCCTCGATGAGACGGTCAGGACGGAAAACGAATCGCACCTCTACGAGGTAGTCTGTGTCTTGGCGAGGGTAAAGACGCACTCGCTTGTAGTGACCATCGTTCTCAGGAAGCCTTCGGCCACGAGCAAGATAGTCAGCAGTAAGATCCAGGGTAGAAAGCGTTGCCGTTGTCTCGTTTACGTCAGCGTTTGAAACATGATAAAAAGCATTGCTGGTAGTAGTGCTTAGATAAACGCGCTTGAAAATACCAGAGTTTGTTCCTGTGTTTTGCAGGTTGCTTAGGTCAAGCCTGAATGAACCACTGGGAGCATTTGCCGAGGTTGCTGTCACACTGACTTCTGGAGAAGGGGCGCTTTCTTTGTTCTTGTGGACAAAGGTATAGCGAACTTTGTACGCTCCAAGTTCAGTCCAAGTTGTTCCAGCATCTACAACCGCTAACGCAGGCATCAACACGGGCTGGTTCATGTTTACATCGTCATGAATTAACCAATCAGTTGGGAGACCTGTGGAGCTCAGGAGAAGGGAAAGCTCCTCGTCACGAGCGCGTGAGAGGTAATCAAAGTGGGCTTGTGTTCCTGAGGTTGGGTTTCGGATTCCAATCGAGAGCACTTCGGAACAGTCTTCCGGCATGTCGATGAATCGTTGTTTGACCGTAACCGTGAGGCCACCTGGAGAAGCGCTTGCCGAAAAATTATCCAAATAAAGGACAGTAGGTGTGACTTTGATGATTTCGTATTCGCCATTGTCAACGTCTGCCGCACCTTGTATTTCAACAATCGCGCCTTCCATCCAAGGCAGAAAGTTTGTTCCTGCTGGGCCAGTAACAGTGTTGTTTCCAGCGGCAATTGAAATATTGGTAACCGTCACATCTCTGTAGACTTGAACCTCTTCTGTCTCCTGGGCGAACTTCCAGGGACGGTCGGTGAAAAAGTCTAAATAGAGTTCATTCAGAATGCGATTGACCTCATCTCTGTAGGTCTGCACGTTTGGGTCGTAGTCTACGATGGACCCAACCATTGATCTCATTTCAGCGAGGTTCATCAGAACTCCATGCAAATAGGGCGAGCACCCGAATGGATGCCCGCCCCAAGTTTAGCACGCGGGCTGTAGTCTACAGCTTGCGGAACAAGTAGATCGTGACAGCATTAGCAGCTTCATTAGCAAGAGCCACACCAAGAGGTGGGTCCGTTGCAGCAGCGCCATAAGTGTCAACAATACCGCCTGCACCAGCAGCAAGAGTATCGCCAGCGTTAATACCAGCGCCACCAGTAGCGTTCACGCCCTCAATGTATCCGGCAACACAGACGCGAATAACGTCTCCTGCTGCTGCCGCTGCTTCAAGAGCAACGCCAACACAAAGTCCGTCAACAGCACCAGTTACAACAGTGCGAGCACGAGCCTCGCCGGTTGCACTGGTGTCGAAACGAACCACGTTGCCAGCAACAATAGGTGCACCTGCTTCAAACTCTACAATGTCAGAGTGTGGGCCGGTAACAACAGATACCTCAAGAGGCGATTTACCATGATTCAAATGACCGAATGACATTGTCTAAGCCTCCGCATCTACGAGCAAACCAAGGCTTGCAAGGTGATCAGCAACCATCTGAGTACGAACGAACATTTGTGCCTCGCGAGCAGCGTAGCCACTCTTGTGCTCAAAGTCAGTCATCTCAAAGTTTGCATCAGAATCAAACACAACCTTCATGCTCTTGGTGTTCAAGAAGTACATGGAAGGAGTGTGAGCCCCAACAGCATTGCCAAGATTGTTCTCAACGTACATCAAAGCGCCGTTGTAAGCCAGTGCGAGGCGTCCTGCATCGAGGACAGTCTCTTTAGGCATGTAGCGCTCTTGTGCTTGCAGCGTGTTCTTGTACAGACGGTACGAGGTGGGGCTTGCAAGAATCAGATCCACAGCACCTTCGGGCGCATAGATTTGAGTCTGAAGCATCAACTCAGCCATTCCGTTCAAGCCTTGAGTAGCAAAAGTACCACCACCGGCAGACACGTCAAACACTTGGTTGTTCCAGTTGCTGGAAGCGTAGGTGGCCTTAGAAAGACCGCCAACAGTGTTACCTTGACCGCCGAAAGCAAGTTCTTCCAGCCAACCCGTAGCAGTGTCAACACCGTTCAGGGACTGAAGCTCAGTCAGAGTAGTGGAGGTTCCACGAATGGTTTGAAGTTCCCACTCACGCTTGAGCATTCCGAGAACGCTCTTCATGCGGGCATCAGCAATGGAGATGACAGCACGCTCTCCCTTGTTGGAGAGTTCTTCTTTCTTCGTGATGACGATAGGAGCAACAAAGTCGCACCACTCGAACTCAGGAGAACGAAGAACGTCAGCCACCGAGGAGGAGACAGCTTCATAACCAGTAGCAAGCTGGGTAATGTTGGAGTGCTCTGCGAGAATCGCAGCGCGTGTAATGCGTTGACCACCATTGATGATTTCGACACCGCCTGCTTTCTGGATGTGATCCAGCAGGGGTACGGTCTCAAAGAGGTTGTCAAGCGCCTTTTTCGACCGCGCACGGGCGGTTGAACTCA